GAGCGGCTCCCACGACTATACCGTTTTTGGTGGTTTAACCAACAACGCGGGAAGTGGCAAAACCGGGGACCTTGCTTTTACAACCGTAGGTCATACGAGCGCGGATACTTATACAATTATTTTGTATATGCGTAAAAAGTATGGCTGACACTAAGAAAAAAATGCCTGCGCGAAACAAAAAGAATTTCCGCCCTACTGAATCTGGGGCGGGAATGACGGAAGCGGGTGTAAAAGCCTATCGAAAAAAGAACCCCGGTTCTAAGTTGAAAACGGCGGTCACGGGAAAAGTTAAAAAAGGTAGCGCGGCTGCAAAACGGCGTAAGTCTTACTGCGCTCGCTCGGCAGGTCAAATGAAAGATTTTCCAAAAGCGGCAAAAGACCCCAACAGTCGTTTGCGCCAAGCTCGTAAAAGATGGAAGTGTACCTAATGGCTAAACAAGGACTTTATTCGAATATCCAAAATAAGCGAGCTAGAATTGCAAAGGGTTCTGGCGAAAAAATGAGAAAACCGGGTTCTAAAGGAGCGCCAACGGCGGCGGCTTTTAAAGATGCGGCTAAAACGGCTAGTCCTGTTATTAAAGCAAGTTCAGGTGGCCCTATTGCGGGAGCAAAGACTATGATGAAGAAAAAAGGTTATGCAAAAGGCGGCGCGACTAAAAAGATGAAAACTGGCGGCGCGGTTAAAAGAAACATGGGTGGCGCTATGATGAAGAAAAAAGGTTATGCAAAAGGCGGCGTTACTAAAATGAAACGCGGCGGCGCGGCTAAGAAAAAGTAATTAAATGCCTTTTTTGCAAAGCAATATACCACACTTTAAGTGTTGGGTTCGTCGTGAGTATACGGTCAACCATGAGCGTTATCACGGCGAATTTCTACACGCCATGGTGATTGCTGTAACTACAATGCCCAACCGTTGCTTGAGCTTTCAAGTAATATTTACGGGTTGTGAGGCTGATGAGGACGGTGACGAAAACGTTCACGGCGGTGCAATGTGGGCTCGCATGCCTATAACTGCCTTGGTTGCTGATGAGCCTTTAGAAGATTGGCCCGCTCCAATGGCGGTACACAATGCGCAACCTTGGGACTGTCCGTCCCATACTCATGCGGTATATCCCTTAGAAAGAGCTACACCGTGCCCTTGGATGGCAAAGATAGATGGCAAATTCTTTCCAGCAAAGTATATGTTTACGGTTGATTATACCGACACCGACGTTGCGGATGACCCTGCTCAACACAAACAGGCTCATGTTATGCAGCTTTTGGATGCTGGCGAATGGACGGGCAATATTGTTGCGTTGCCTAACAACCGTGTGCGGGTAACTCATCCTGCTTGGTTTGAGACAGGCAAAGGCGCTCCAGACTTCAAGCCTTCCCAGCATGTACATTATTCTAAATCTGATTTAGACTATACACTAGATGTAAACCAGATATTCGACAATATTTACAGCGAGGAATGATATGGCGGTTTCTAACAGCGTAAATTTTGAGCTAGACGTGGCTGAATATATTGAAGAAGCCTTTGAGCGTTGTGGCTTAGAGGTTCGGACGGGTTACGACCTAAAATCAGCCAAGCGTTCTTTGAATCTAATGCTGGCCGAATGGGCCAACCGGGGTTTAAACCAGTGGACTATTGCACAACGCACCGTTGCAATGGTGGAAGGCACGGGCGAATACGCTTTGGGTGCGGATGTTATTGATATTTTATCTTTGGTAGTTCGTCGGGATGGAACAGATTATTCTTTGGCTAGGTTAAGTCGAGACGACTATATTACAATCCCAAACAAAACTACGGACGGTCGCCCGAACCAGTTCTTTTTAGACAGGCAAATTACACCGAGCCTTAAACTTTGGCCCGTTCCTGACAACAGCACAGACGTTGTTTATTACAACGCGCTCACTCGCATGGATGATGCGGATACTTATATAAACAACATGGATATGCCCTTCCGGTTTTATCCTTGCTTGGCTGCGGGTTTGGCCTATTATATTGCGGTAAAGCGGGCTCCTCAACGTGTTCAACTTTTGAAAGCCATGTACGAGGAAGAGTTTGAGCGGGCCATGACTGAGGACCGTGATCGTGCGTCGTTTAACGTTGTACCTCAGTACGACTATTATAGGATGGGATGATGAGCAAGTTTGCGTCAGGCAAAAACTCTTATGCAATTTCTGACCGATCCGGGTTCCGGTATCGTTATAGAGACATGCGCAAAGAGTGGAACGGCTTGCTGGTTGGCCGCGACGAGTTTGAACCCAAGCAACCTCAACTGGGGCCTTTTCGAAAAACAACTGATCCAGAGGCTTTAAAGAACGCCCGCCCAGATGTAGCAGAAACTTTAGACGTTTATGTTGGGATTGCCTTAGTTGAAGAACCATACCCGCTTCCCATAGTGGGCTATGGCCTTGTAGGAGTTATTACGGTGGTTACAACATGAGCTATACTTACACCACGCTAAAGCAGGCTATACAGGATTACACTGATAACGACGACACTACGTTTATAAGAAACCTGCCTTTGTTTATAAGAAACACTGAGGAGCGTATTTTAAAGAACGTTCAGCTTAACTTGTTCCAAAAGAACGATGCGGGTAATATGTCTGAAAACAATAAATACTTAGGCGTCCCCCCTGATTTCTTAGCGCCTTTTGCCTTGTCGTACACGAGCAGTTCTGGCGACGTTGTATTTATGGACTTCAAAGACTCAGACTTTGTGCAGTCTTTCAATCCTGACCACACCGTTACGGGACCCCCTCTTTATTATGCTCAATACGACCTAGAAAACCTTATTCTGGGTCCGACACCTGATGCGGGTTATGCGGCTGAAATGCACTACTTTTACCGCCCCGCGAGCTTAACTCAAAGTACTTTTACTCTGACGTTAAGCGGGGTTACGGGTACTTTTACTTCGGCGGATACGGTTACGGGGTCCACCAGCGGCCAATCCGGCGACGTAACGGATGTTCCGACCCCAACCACAATTGATGTAGTTATTCCAAGTGGCGATTTCGTAGTTGGGGAGACCCTTACGGGAGACGTTACGGGGGCTACAGCGACTCTTGCCTCTATTGGCGCGGATTCCACGGTAACGTGGATAGCAAAAAACGGGGATTTAGCGCTTTTGTACGGAAGTTTGATGGAGGCCTCTATCTTTATGAAGGGCGAGCAAGACATGCAGGTTTTGTACGAAAAACGTTTTGTAGAAGCCATTATGGGGCTCAAACTCCTTGGCGAGAGCAAGCAAGTAACGGATGAGTATAGAACAGGACCAGTGGTGAGGCAGAAACAATGAATAACATGTCTTTTGGCGTATCAATGTCTAATGATTTTAAGGTGGGGGTTGAGACTACGGACAACCGCGGTTTTACCCCTGAAGAAACGGCGAAACGTTGTGTGAGCAAAATCATAAATGTTTCCGAAACCGCGCCCCCCGAAATACGGGATCAGGCTCTTGCGTACCGAAATGAGGTTGAGAAGGTCATAGCCGTCTATATGAAACAGGCTATTCAAAGCGACCGAACTACGGTATATAATGCAATTAAAGATGCGGGCCAGCCGACGCTGGCCGAGTATATAAGGAAAATGTAGATGGCTTTTAACGGCAACTTTCTATGTACTTCGTTCAAAGTAGAATTGATGAAGGCAGTGCATAATTTCACGGCAGCGAGCAACGTTTTTAAACTTGCTCTTTATGACAACAGCGCAACCTTCACTGCGGCAACTACTGCTTATACTGCAACCAATGAGATTAGCGGAACGAACTACACGGCTGGAGGTAACTTCTTGACCAGTGTAACGCCTACGAGCAGCAGTACGACCGCTTTCACGGATTTCGCTGATGAGGTGTTTTCCACGGTTACGATTTCTGCTGTTAGGGGCGCGTTGATTTATAACGATGCGGCTTCGGGGGACCCAACTGTTTGTGTGTTAGACTTTGGCGCGGATAAGGCGGCTAGTTCCGGCGATTTTACTATTGTTTTCCCAACGGCGGATGCTTCTAACGCGATTATCCGGATAGCCTAATGGCCGATCAGGTTGCAGCCTTTCAAGGATGGAACAGTTCCATCCAAGGGTGGGACACGGGAACTTGGAATACCAATGTTGCCTTTCCGTTAACTGCGACCGCCCAAGTAAACAGTGCTGCGGTCAACATTGCGGGTGACGCGGTTGGGAATGTTGGCGCGGTAGTTGGAACAGGTGCCGTCGGCGCGGTTACGATAGTCGGTGCTGCAAATGTTTCGGTTACTGGAGTTGCGGGAACCGCGGTTTTAGGCAGCTTTTTTACGACAAACACCGTAGTTCAAATGACTACTGCAATTGGCAACGCAACTATCAGCGGAGATGCCAACGTAGTCGTAACAGGGGTAAGCGCCACAGGCGTAATGGGGGTGTTAGGGTCAACATGGGGTAAGATTATTCCAGACCAGACGCCCAATTTTGTAAACATAACGGCCTTTCAAGACCCGTCTTGGGTTCAAATTGAGCAAGGCACAGTAGTATAGGATAAAAACATGGCAAGTGTATATACAAATGACTTACGGTTAGAGGAAATTGGTTCCGGAGAACAGTCGGGCTCTTGGGGCGATACCACCAACACTAACCTAGAATTAATTGCGGAAGCGTTTGCTTTTGGCACAGAAGCTATCACGACCAACGCCGACACACATACAACTACGATTGCGGACGGTGCCAGTGATCCGGGACGCGCGTTATTTTTAAAATACACGGGAACTTTGGACTCTGCTTGTACTATTACGATTGGCCCTAACACGGTCAGCAAGTTGTGGTTTATTGAGAACGGAACCTCTGGTTCACAGAACATAATAATTTCGCAAGGATCAGGTGCCAACATAACAATCCCCGCGGGTCAAACTAAGGCGGTCTACTCAAACGGCGGGGGTTCTGGCGCGGTTATGGTTGACGCCTTTGCCACGTTATCTGTTGTGGACTTGCTGGTTGATGACGATCTGACGGTTGCTGGAGATGTGGCCGTAACTGGCGATTACTCCTCCGCAACTTCTGGCACATCCAACCTACGCCTTGGCGTCAACGCAGGTAACTCAATAGCCTCTGGCGGTAACTACAACGTAGTCGTGGGCGATGAGGCAGGTACTGCGATTACTACGGGTGACCTTCATACGTTTATTGGTTATGGTGCAGGTGATGCTGTTAGTACAGAAGCCACAGGTTTAACGGCTGTTGGTGCAAATGCTCTTACTTCAAATACTTCTGGAACAGACAATCTGGCTATAGGAGTCAGTGCGTTAGAAGATTGCACAGAAGGTATTGGCAACGTAGCCGTGGGTAGATATGCTGCTGCGGATATAGTTGATGCAGATGGTAACGTAGCCATTGGTGCTTATGATGGTACAGTTCAACCTGCGATGCGTCTTAACACTAAGTCTCACGACAATGTTGCAATCGGATCAGGAGCTTTAACTGCTCATAACCTTACTGATAACTCTTCTGGGTTTAACACAGCCGTAGGCTATGCCGCAGGTACAGCAGTCACAACTGGCATAAAAAACACCCTCATTGGTGGCCTAGCTGGTGATGCGCTAACTGATGCAGACTTTAACGTAGCATTGGGCTATCAAGCATTAAGTTATGACCAACTAGGCAGTAACTCAGTAGCCATTGGTAATCAGGCTTTAGCAACACAGCGCTTTACTACAGCTACTAATAGTTACAACACAGCCGTAGGAGCGCAGGCAGGGCAAGAAGTCACAACTGGCATAAAAAACACCCTCGTGGGTGGTCTAGCGGGTGATGCACTAACTGATGCAGACTTTAACGTAGCATTGGGCTATCAAGCATTAAGTTATGACCAACTAGGCAGTAACTCAGTAGCCATTGGTCATCAGGCTTTAGCAACACAACGCTTTGCTACAGCTACTAATAGTTACAACACAGCCGTAGGAGCGCAGGCAGGGCAAGAAGTCACCACAGGCATTCGTAACACTATTGTTGGTGCAGAAGCAGCCAAGGCCTTAACAGATGCAGATCATAATGTTGCTATTGGTTTTAGAGCTTTATTTGCTGATACTTTGGGTAGTAAGTCTATAGCCATAGGAGATGTAGCGTTAGTTAATCAAAACTTCACTTCTGCTACAGATGCTTATAACGTAGCCATAGGACACGAAGCAGGAAATGCAGTAACAACTGGCATTAAAAACACCCTCATCGGTGGTCTTGCAGGTGATGCTCTTACTGATGCTGATTTTAATGTGGC